TTTTCTGCTAATTCTCCGTAAAGTGTTACTTTCTTTAACATAATGATTTGTGCCTTAAATGGTGCGTGGTATGTTTTCTCCAATATCCACCATAGATTTCTCTATTGGATAGTCTACCGTGTACATGGTGTAAAATTCTATCGTTTCCGATGAAAACTGCCGCATGGTTTGGTACTGGTGAAATTAACTTTATTAAAAAGACATCATATTTTTTAATATCATTTTCATCAAGTATCTTAACAAAACCCTGTTCTTCATAGTTTTCTAAATATCGGTTCTCACCTTTATCCCACCAGCCATCTTGACCACTGAAACATTCAAAATCGATATTTAGCTCTTTTTTGTAATAATCTCTAAGTAATGTACAACAATCTAAAATTCCATAACTAAATTGTCTACCTACTATTGGTGCTTCATATCCTGAAGGCTCCCAGCTGTATAGTCTGTTACCTGGCCAACTTAAAATGTGCCAAGGCTTATTAGAAGTTTCGCAAGCAACTCTATCTGCTTCGGAAGGCTCGCAACCTTCGTTAGGATGAGAATGACAAATCCCTATTATAACTCCAGTATCTTCTGCATCCGCGTAACTTACTGGGTCTAGGATGAAATACTCTTCAGGATTCTCAGCTATATTTTTTGCGGGGAAGTATCTCTCTTTATTCCCTACCCCTATAATAAACCCACAGGCCTCTTTAGGGAACTCCTCTTCTACATGTTTTCTAAAATCATCTAAGGTTTTCTCATTCATCGTATCGAGCCCATATTAATACCGGCTCCTGGAAACCCTCCAAAAGGGCTCTCTGCAGGCTCGGGGAACCTCAGCTCACAAGAAGTAAAAGTTTTTGAACATACATCCTTAGTAGAATCTGCAACTACGTTATTATTAATATCCCAATAACTACTGCCCGAATACCCACACTCTACTCCTCTGTATACCCAAGGGCATGAGTTAGACACTACCGTTCTAGAAGGTAGCTTAACTCCATGTATATCATGTGCCGCAGTTAATTCAAACTGAATATGAGTCCTAGTTTCTACAGCTTTTCTATCTACAAACCAGATCTCATCTGGAAAATGTGCAGTATCATCTGCTATAGCGGAAGCGTACCATATACCTGGGCCAGTTGCCGCTTCACAAGTAGTCTGGTTGTACACTGTCCAAGTACCTACAGAACCGTTTTTATTAACATCTAAACAGTCTGATTTACTCAGACTTGGGTCAGATCCTGACTCTCCTGTACACACCCCCGAGGTTGGGTAACCATTAGTATAACAATAAGAGTCTAAATACTTTGCGAAAGTTTTCTTTCTTATAACCCTTGCACCAACTAAATCCTCGTAACTATTAATAACGCTTGATAAAATAGAAGTAATATTAGCTACAGTAACTGTAGGTCTAGGTATAGATCCCTTACCAGCAAACTCAAACCCCTCAGCTTCAATAGGCATAGCTGAATATCTATTGCCCTGCCATACGATTTCTTGCATATTCTCATTATGACCAGAGTGCCATCTAAGGATTGGTTCAGTTGAGGATGCGGTACCTGAGGATAAATCAAGCTCAAATAGCTCAATAACTGCCCCAGGCTCAAAGCCGTGAATATCCGCTGTAATTTTATCACTCATGGTTCAAATACCCTTGTAAATGTTGCTGTTATAGTTCTAATACCTGACAAAGTTTCTTGAGAACTCCACTTTGCACACGTATACTTCTTATATGGATAAATAGTATAAGCTTCTCCGCTTGCCATAATATCTGCTGCTAAGGATAGGGTAGTGGCGCTATCTACTGCTGTTACAGTAGTAGTTGTAGGGGTAGAAGTAATAGTTACAGTAGGTACTGATCCATATCCACTACCTACATTTGTCATTGTAACCGATGTTAATGTTCCAGCTGCAGATACAACAGCAGTTCCTGTAGCGGTAGTACCACCGCCTCCAGGAGGAGCTATTGTAACAAGAGGAAGAGCAGTAGTATTGTACCCCGACCCTGCAACTATACTACCAATACTAGCTACTGTTAAACCAGATAAAACGGCAGTTCCCCCGCCTCCAGCTCCTCCAGAATCTGTAACAGTAGTATTTAAATATCTAGCCGTAAAGTATTGACTAGTATCTACCAGCTTACTAGCAACATAACTAGTAGTAGTACTAGATATGTCATACCCAGCAGGATACCAATCAAAGGCAGTTACTCCTCCTTGTACTTCAAAAAACTTTACAATCTTATTAGCTTCTGCCGAGGTTCTATTTTTCCAAGTTAAGCTCCATGATTCCGGTAAGTTATTTATACCAGCAGCTACTCGCTGCTCGTACCCATCACCGTAAGTAGCCTTTAAAATTCTAGGCTGTTGGTCTGATTTGAGCCCTCTATCTGGATTTACATCTACTTCTGTATTAAAATTTGCCATAATTAGTATTGACTAAGTAGCCCTCCAGGTCGTTTCTGATCTACTAGTTCCGCTTGTACTGCTTGTGAAATCATATAGCCAAGTTGTTTAGCGCTATCTCCATCCATTCCAGACTTAGTATCAGAGTCAGCATTTCCATCACTATCAATAGTTACATTAACTGTAACGTTATTTTCTGTATTACCTGTTGCTCCACTAATTGGAATAGATCTTCCATCAGGTAGCGGCACTACAGCTTCGTTGTATTTACCTTCTCCAACTAATCCTAGTGTAGGTTTAGTAACAAGACCGCCCTTAGCGAAGGCTTTGAACCCCCCGGCTGCAATACCACCATTTGCCCCAAATAGCAAATCCATAATACTGCCACCACCAGACATTGAACCGAAGAAACTGCCTATAAGCATTTTAGAAAAGCTCATACCTAACGCTTGAGTATTTATTTTTTGACCAGAAATTATGTCATCTACTGCACCTGTTAATAAGTTTTCAGTACCCGTAGCAAGGTCTGAGAAAGCTGTTGTATTCTCGCCTTTAGGAAACTCATCTACATTATCTACAGTAACTGTTAATCCTTTATCAGTACCTGTAGAGTTTACTAGTCCCTGATTAGCAGCATCTATAAGTTCTGTATTAGGACTATTAGACGCTAACTCTTTCAACCTTTCAACAAGATCTTTAACATCCATCTCTAGTATTTGACCTTGTTTGGCACCTTGTGGTAATATATTTAGCTTTTTAAGTAATTTTAATAATTCTGAATTGATTCCATTCTCACCTTCCATATCTAGTGTTCTAATGCTATTAGTCTCGACACCGGCCGCATAAGTCTGTCGATTAAATCTATTAAGACCCATTCCAGAACGATAATTGAAGTCATATTCGGAGGAATCAGTTTTTACTGTAGCAAGTTTACCTGTAGTGTTAAAGTATTCTCCAACAGCTCTTTCAAGTAATTCTAACGGAGTTCCTTTGTCTGATTTAACCCCCATACCCCAAAACCCCTCACTGCCTCCTTCAAAAGCATTTGCCTTTTTACCGCCTACAATAGTTAAAGCAGCATCCAATATAGTACCACCAGCATCCGCTAATATATTAGCTGCTTTATCAAGAAGAGTACTAGATTTAGTCAGTGGTGGACCATAAGTTTCTTCAATTCTCTTGAAATAATCCGGTTTCCCTTCTTTGAGCATCTGATTCCTTTGTAGCTCTATATCTTTAAGTCTCTGAGTTCTGGCATAGGAACCCGCTTCATTTTTCTGTCCATGCCAGCTTTGATTTCCAAATGATTTACCTTGAGCATTAGCTAATTCTTTCTGGTAGTTTCCTTTAATCATCTCCTGTACGCGTAAAGGTAGCCCTTCTTTTTTACCGTAGTTAATTCTAGATCCTGTCCCCGTTTTTGTTAGTGCAGAACCTAGAGCAAATTTGCCAGTACGAGGAGCACGCCCACCACCGCCACTCTGCATTATACCACGAGGGCCACCACCGCCACCACCAGCGAATGGACCACCAAACGGGTTCCAGCCACGTCTAAAATTAGCAGCAGTCTGATTACTTAAATCCTGCTTAGTATAATCTGTTTGAAGCGCAACCTCGATACTCTTTAGTTGTACATTGATAGCCTCTAGTTTCTTTTCGTTTCGTCTATCTCTAACCTCTCCAGAACCAGGCTTGCTAAGGGCTTCCATTCCTTCTATG